TATGAGTACTCAGCTCCCCAATATTGCAAGATTACAGATAGAGCAGCCTGGGCTCAGGCTAACCCTGCACTCGGTTACACAATTACGGAGGAAGCCCTTGAAGAAGCAGTTGCGACTAGCCCGATTGAAAATACTAGAACTGAGTTGCTTTGCCAATGGATCGATTCTCTCAGTAGCCCGTGGACTCATGGAATCCTTGAGGAAACCTCAGATGCCTCGCTCACGATTCCGCCGGGCGGTTATACAGTCTTTGCTTTCGATGTCAGTCCGTCTCGCCGTAACGCAAGCCTTGTTGCTGGTCAAATACTCCCAGATGGTCGCATCGGAATTGGAATACTCCAGACATGGGAGAGTCAGATAAGTGTCGATGATCTAAAGATTGCAGCTGAGATAAAGGCTCACGCAGATTTATACCGACCGCGTCAGATTTGCTTTGATAAATACACCAGCCAGTCAATTGCCGACCGCCTTGCTAACGCTGGTCAGATGGTTGTCGATGTGTCGGGCGCTGCCTTCTATCAGGCGTGTACGGATCTCAATGATGCTCTGAACGCGCATAGGTTGGTTCATGCGGGTCAAGAGAATTGGATTCAGCAGATGAATAATTGCGCAGCTAAGACTAACGACTCTTCATGGCGAATCGTTAAGCGAAAGAGTGCTGGCGATGTATCCGGTGCTATCTCGACAGCGATGGTTGTACACATGCTAAACAAACCACAACAGGTAGCGGCAATCTACTCAGAATGACCCACATGTAGTGTATAATTGACCTCTATGGGTCTCTTTTCGCGTAAGCCGCAAGTCCTGCAAGCGCAAGAAGCGCCGCAGATAATGAACGACAGCTTCTACAGTTACAACAATTATTTCCCTGCTGTTGTATCTCGTCAGATGGCTCTCGGCGTACCCGCCATTAAAAGGTGCAGAGACCTCATAAGCGGAACAATCGCAAGTATCCCTCTGGAGTATTACAAGAAGTCCACAGGAGAGCACATCGCTCCACCTCGATGGGTTGAGCAGCCTTCTGTTCACCAGCCTCGATATGTCACCATGTACTTCACCCTTGACTCGCTACTTATGTACGGTCAGGCGTTCTGGCAGATTACTGAAGTTTATGCTGAAGATGGTCGCATGGCTCGCGCTAACTGGATTGCTAACACCCGAGTCAGCTTCCTTACCGATCCTGCAACTAACTTTGTAACTGAATACAGCATTGATGGCAAGCCAGTTCCAATGTCAGGTCTTGGATCACTTATTACTTTCCAGAAAGATGAAGGCATCTTAAGTGTTGGTGCTCAGACCATTAAGGCTGCCCTCGATGCACAGCGCGCAGCTAGTGTCGCTCTTGCAACTCCTTCAGCAACAGGATTCCTAAAAAATACTGGCGCAGACCTACCACCTCAGGAAGTCTCCGGACTCCTATCAGCTTGGAAGCGCGCTCGTCAGAATAACGGCACAGCCTACCTAACTTCAACTATTGATTACGAGCCAATCGGCTTTAGCCCTAAGGACATGGGTTACAACGATGCAATTCAGAACCTTGCTACTGAGTGCGCCCGTCTATGCGCTGTAGATCCTTACTATGTCTCTGCATCACAGAACACAACAATGACTTACGCCAATGTCCAAGATGAGCGCAAGCAGATGTACGCCTTCACCCTTCAGCCTTATGTCTCAGCTATTGAGAGCAGGCTCTCCATGAATGATGTGTCCACAGATGGACATTATGTGAAGTTCGCGTTAGACGATTCATTCTTGCGTACTGAACCTATGGAGCGTTTACTCGTTCTAGAGAAGATGCTTGCTCTTGGGTTGATTACAACTGAACAGGCTATGGAAATGGAAGATTTAACTCCTAACGGAAATGAAAGTGGAGACTAATGGAAACCCTATACATCGAAGCAGCATCAATCGAGTGCAATGAGGATCGCAGAGAAATCTCTGGCAAAATCGTTCCTCTAGGTACTGGAGAAGTTGGCAACACCAACCTAGGCGCTTATGCGTTCGAGGCTGGGTCAATCGAGATTGGCGATGTCAGCAAGATTAAGTTGCTCTCACAGCATGACATGAAGAAGCCAGTCGGCCGCATGATTGCAGCAGAGACCCGCGCAGACGGCATCTACGCAACCTTTAAGTTAAGCCGTTCAACCGGCGGTAACGATGCGCTAGTCATGGCTCAGGAAGGCTTGGTTTCAGGATTAAGCATCGGAGCTGAAATCATCTCATCAAAGCCATCACGCGATGGTCACACAGTCGTTTCAGCGGCTAAGTTAAAAGAAGTTTCTCTAGTCACAGAGCCAGCCTTTAAGTCTGCTCAGGTATTAGAGATCGCGGCAGAGGAAACTCTCCCTGTCGAAGAAACCAAAACAGAAAGCGAGACAGTCGTGGAAGATACCACTCCGGTCGAAGCAACACCAGTAGAAGCTGCGGCTGTAGAAGCTGCTCGCCCTACAATTACAGCAATGGCTTACTCAAAGCCTCGCCTTGATTTCTCAGCAGGAAAGCAGCTTGAGATGACAATTCAGGCAGCAATGGGATCAGAGGAAGCTCGTCAATACCTAGCAGCAGCCGCAGATACAACTGACAACGCTGGTCTCGTACCAACTCGTCAGCTCTCAACAGTTATCAACGGACTTGCTAACTCAACACGCAGCAACATCGATGCCATCAGCCGTGGAACTCTCCCTGACGCTGGCATGTCCTTCCAGATTCCTAAAATCACAGTTCTTCCTGGCGTAACAGTTGAGGCAGAAGCAGGAACAATCGAAGATGTAGATCAGAACGCAGCGTTCGTCACAGTAGATGTGAAGAAGTATGCCGGCGCACAAACATTCTCAGTTGAATTGCTCGATCGGTCAAATCCGATTTTTGTAACGGAATTGATGAATAATTTGGCCGCGCAATACGCTAAGGCTACAGACACAGCAGTAAACGCTGCTCTTATTACTGGTGCAACAGCAGATGGCACAACAATCACAACCTACCCAACAGCAGCAGAACTCCTTGGATTCGTTGCTCGCGGTGCTGCATCTGTTTACAATGGTACACAGGGCTTTGCTCGTAACATCATTGCTAACACATCACAATGGTCAAACATCATGACACTTAACGATGCTGGTCGCCCAATCTACACAGCTTCACAGCCACAAAATGCTGGTGGAGCGGTTTCACCAACATCAATCCGCGGCAATGTTGCTGGACTTGATCTCTATGTAACTGCTAACACAGCAGCGACAACAGACACAGATGGTTCAATCCTTATTGTGAACCCAGATGCGTACACATGGTACGAGTCACCAACTTATCAGCTTCGTGCAGATGTAGTTGCAACAGGTCAGGTCTCAATCGCAATGTACGGCTATGGCGCAATCGCGACAAAGCTCGGTGCAGGCGCATTTAAGTTCAACCGCACAGCGTAATTTACGCAACCTAAGTCGCTCAGAGGGGCTGCCAGAGCCCTTGCAGTCCCTCTGAGTCTTTAGAAAGGATAACAATGAGCGTAACAACAGTTGCAGAACTTCGCACAGCTCTCGGCGTAGGAACTCTTTACGCTGATGCTGTATTGCAGTCTGTCTGCGATGCTGCTGATGATGTCTTGTTGCCCTTTCTATGGAAGAACCAACAGCCAATCGTTGCTCATGGCAATGTAGGCACAGTTGGCACTCTCTACTTTGATGAAGATATCCGCGAAGTATTCTATGTTGGACAATCTGTAGTTATCAGCGGTGCTGGTACAAAGTACAACGGCACTAAGACAATCACCAAGGTCGGCATTAAAGACTTTAGCGTTACCACAACCCACACGAGCAATAACCCTAAGCACACAGTTGCGCCTTTCGGCATTGCAGCAGCAGAGACTTATGCGGATTACACAACAATCCCAGCAATTCAAGAGGCAAGCCTTATGATCTCAATCGATATCTGGCAGAGCCGTCAAGCTCCTTCATCTGGTGGCGTATCCATCGATGGCTTCACCCCTAGCCCTTACCGCATGGGTAACACTCTCTTGGCTCGCGTTCGTGGCTTGCTTGCTCCATATCTTGACCCTCGTTCTATGGTGGGCTGATGCCAGCGATAACCACCCTACGATCTAGCATTGCGTCAGCTCTTACCGATAACACCAAGTACAGCGTGTTCTCCTTCCCGCCTTCTACGCCTATTGCCAACTCAGTAATCATCACTCCTGCTGATCCATACATCACGCCAACCAACAATGACAGAACTTCTGTTGCTCCCTTGGCTAATTTTAGAATTCAAATCCTTGTCCCATTGCTAGACAATGAGGGCAACCTTGCTGGCATCGAGACCGATATCGTTCGAGTCTTTGCGCTCCTAGACGCTTCCAGCATTGTCTTTAATGTAGGAAGCGTAAGCGCACCAAGCGTTCTA